AAGCCCATTAAGTTCTGCTTCTTTTCTGTCGTCCATATCATCTCGAATTTGCTGCAAACGATCACGATCTGCCCTTCTGCGGAGCTTTAAAGTATCTCGCGCATTGTCACGCAGGGCATCTATGCGGTCGTCATAATGCTTGCGGATTGCTTCGATTTCATTGTTTGCAGATCTGCCCTGAGCGTCTGCCCTTGCTTTTGCTGCTTCAATCTCTCTTCTCTCCTGCTGCTTTAAGCCATCAATTTGAGCGTCGGTTTTATCTTCAACACTGTCCCTAAAGGCTTCGGATTCATCTTCAAAATTATCCTGAATTGATCGCATCTGGTCGCGATACCTGCGACTCAGTTCTTTGGCAAGTTGATCTGTCTCATGCCTTGCGGCATCAATCCTTGCTTCGCTCTGTGACCTGACAGCATCAGTAAATTCTTGCTCTTTCAGGACAGCATCATCAATCTCAAAGCCGAGATCCTCTAGGGCTTGAATCTGCCGATCAGTCATGCCCTCTCCGGAGGCCAGTTCGCTGATCATTTTTCTGAAGCTAGTGGCAGCAACATCGGCTTCTGCACCAGCGGCAATCATTGCCGAACCGAATGCAGCCGTTTGCTCTGCAGAAAGTCCAGCAAGTTGACCTGCTGAACCAACTCTCTTCATAAAGTCAACAATCTGCGGCGCACTGCTCGCCATGTTGTTTGACAAATGGTTGATCGCATCAACTAAATTCCTCAGCCCTTCCATGTCGAGCTGTAATGCTGTTTGAATCTTTGCCATAGATTCACCAGCATCTTGCGCGGTCACATCAAATGCAACGGCGACTTGAGCGACAGTTTCAGCAAATTCCCTAAGATCTTCTCTAGCAACCCCAGACTGGCCAGCGGCTTCATAAATTGCGGCGAACCCTTGCGCCGCGATCGGCATCTCTGAGGATAGTTCTAAGATTTCATTCTTTATTTGCCCGAAAGCTTCGGGAGTTTCAAGCCCTGCGACGACCTTTCTGACATCAGCCATCGCTGATTCAAAATCAATCGCAGCCTTAGCGCTAGCGCCCATTGCTACGCCTAACGCTGTCGCCGCAACTGCTGCCGCCCGAAATAGAGAAGAGTCAAGAACTTTTTTGAATCCTCTTCCGGCCGCGTCTGCTGCCTTCCCGGCTCCGTCCAAAGCGTCGCCAAAGCCTTTTATGGCTCCAGTACCTTGGACATCAGCGACAATTTTTACGACAGTGTTGAGGTTCATGACGTTCGCTTAAGGCCCCTTTTCCGTTGCGCTGCTTTTTGCTGCTTTTCAGCGTTTTCTGCAATTAGTTGGAGCGCATGGCTTTCCATGATTTGCAGATCTTCTAGGAGCGCTTTTGCGTCGCCCACATCATAAAGGTCGCAGAGGTTCAACACCACGCCATAGTCAAGCCCAATCAGCCCATTGGGGCCTGAACGCCATTGAGTTTGACAACGTAAAAACATCGTCAAAGGTTCGACGTTTTCAGGCCAAACCTCGAAATTATCTGATTCAAATAAATGATCCGGGAGCTGGATATTGAGCCGTTCAGCGTCCCGCCTTAACTCATCGTTTGCGCTGCTGTCACCTTTGAACCAATGGTCAACAGCGCTTGTCAGTTTTTTCGCTTCGCAGTCTCAAGGCTTTCAAACCAAGCCCTAACGATCTGCCCGGCGATTGTTGGAAGTTCTAAAAGCTGGTCAACCGCCTTCTGACTGAATGGGATCTCTTGCCCATCGTCATCAACAACGTTTGACCAGCCAACCAAGATCTCAGCGCAAGCGGTTTGATCCTCCAGCATTTCATCATCACTCAGCCGCCCCCTTTCCATTGCCTTGGCTTGTCTGATGATTTCATTGATGCGAGTTTGAGGCAGACGTTTGAACTCAGCATCAAAGCTATGTTTCTCACGTCTGCCACCATCAACAGGGATCACCAGAGTGACTGGCCATGTGTAGGTGTCGGACTGCTTGAGGACGAAGGCCATAAAATCAAGTGAGCGTGAAAGTCAGCTCATCATTGCCTGAGCTAGGGGTTGCAGTATACGGCAAGGTGATCATTTGGATGCCGTCTTGGTCCGAATAGTTCGGAGCACCTAGATCAGTTTGTGGTGAGCTGAATGCCACAATGTTGCCAGCACTTGTCCCATGTGTAAACGACAATCCACCGGTACTGGTGCTGGTTGCATCAGTGAAGAAGTCATGAGTAGCGAGACTCACGGCTTCGACGACAACTTCACCGGCTGGCTTGCGATCAGTGATCAGCACTTCTTTGGTGCCGCCGATTAGCTCACGATAAACATTCTCGTTTGCCATGTCGAGATTCAGCGATTGCAGAATTCCGCTATAGCTGAAAATTGAGAAGCTGCTGGTGTTGCCAGTGCGGAACAACAGCGGAGACGCTTGATCTGTGTAGGTTGCAGTGGGCAGAGCAGTGTCTGTAGGTGCGTTGTAAATCCCCATCATGGTGAAGCTAATCACGGGGATTTCGTTAAGTTCACATGTCATCGTGAACGTGCCACGGCATCCTGTGATTTTGTGCAGGATTCCGTCGTTGTCAAAGTAGATAGTGCAGCTTTCAAGGCTGCTGCTCACCGGCGCATAGGTGACTGATGTTGAAGCCACGATGGTCTCGCCCATTCCGCAAGCGCGGAAGATTGGCCCCCACTTTGGCGCAGTACCTGCAGTGCCAGAACCAGCCAGCTCAACGTCAAAAGTGATTTCAACGTGTTGATTGGCCAGGAGCTGCTCAAAGTTGCCAAAGTAAGGCCGGATCAACTCCCGCTCGACAACATCAGACTGCAGCGGGGTGACTTCTAGGCTGCGAACGAGAACTGCATCAGTTCCGGCTGGTGTCGAGTCTGTGCCATAGGTGGATTCAATTTTTGCCCTTAACAGGCGTTTCCGTGTTTTCAGGCTCATCGTTCAGATCCTCAGGCAAGGATTGGTGTGGAGAAGCCGGCAGAGTGCGCTGCAAAAGCGTCTTTTTGCCGGTTTTGGGGTTCAGCAGATAAGAGCCGCCTTGCCCGTTGTTTTCACTTTCCATCGTAGCGATGCCTTAACTACTCAAGTCTGACACTGATGTCCGATAGCGGACGACATAAATACAAGAGATCACACCGGCAGGCTGATCAGCTTCAAGTAGCTCAAAATTGACTGATTGCGGCTGGACATCAATCGCATAACCCCCGAGCGTCAAATCAGAGACAATTTTTGAATGCATATCTTTAACAATCGGATCAGCGGCTTGATCAGGAACAGCGCTGCGAACAATCACTGAGACCCTCACCGTCAAGCTCCAATCAAGCGTAGGCAATGCCGTGACCTGCTCAGCCGTGTCGCTGACAGGCTCAATAACAATGGCCGGGCTTTCACCACGGGCCAGCGGCTCAACACGACTGCGATAAATACGCGAGCCAACCTGCACAGTCCCAGCAAGAGAGGATGCAATATCGGCAAGGATTGATTCGCGTTTAGTGGTCATGTTTTTTGGATGGCAATTTCTACAAGCTTGCCATCATCAATCGGGCGCACTTCACGCACTGTGTAAGAAACTGAATCAACGGCAATCGAATCGCCTCTGACCAACGACCCAAAATCTGAATATTTTGCGGTGACAGTGTAATCAGTAGACAGAACCATTCCGTCAGCGATAATCTCCCCAGGCATATCAAGAATGCCTTTCCCGGTCACTGCTCCGGCAACACAGTCAACACCGAAATCAGTAAAAAAAGAACCGAGATCCTCAGTCAGTGGCATTTTTCAGGGTCGCCTTAGGTTTGCGAGGGGCTGCCTTCGGCTTTGGCTCTTCTTTGGGAGCTTCAACCGCGCGACCCATACGGATCAATGCAGCTGCAGGAATGCTGTCGAGGTCGTAGACCTTGCCCTCTTCTAGATGTTGCTGCTGAGCGCAGCATGTCCGAAGGATTAAAACGCGCATAAGAAAAAAGGGGGCCAGTTGCCTGGCCCCGCCTCCTTTATCAGGTGGTGACGTCGAGGATTGCAGCGAAGCTCTCGGCATGGCGAACGGCAACGTCATAAGAGACGAT